CACAAAAAACTTGTGGGACAAGAAGGATTTGACCCGAAGTCAGAAGAATACTATAGTGAGATCGATAAACGCATGAAAAATGAATTTCCTCATAAGTTCGAGGCTGAAGCGAACAATACATCTGCTGATGACAGACCCGTGCAGGCTGTAGCAAGCGCAAATCGTTCGTCTTCTAAAAATGCACGCAGCAAGACCGTGAGACTCACACCCTCACAAGTCGCTATTGCTAAGAAACTCGGTGTGCCACTAACAGAGTACGCAAAGTACGTTAAACAAGGAGGTCAAGCATGACAACTAAAACCTCAAGATCTGCTGACACGCGGGTAAAAACTCAACGTAAACGTGTTTGGCAGAGACCGTCATCACTTGATGCACCGCCTGCGCCAGATGGTTATATCCATCGTTGGATAAGAGCAGAAGTTCAGGGATACCAGGACACTAAGAACGTGATTAGTCGTTTACGTGAGGGCTATGAACTAGTAAGAGCAGACGAATATCCTGACTGGCAATTACCAACAATTGAAGATGGTAAACACGCAGGGGTCATTGGAGTAGGTGGCTTATTGCTGGCTCGCATTCCTGAGGAGCTCATTAAGCAACGAGATGCTTATTATTCAGGTCTTACTCAAGATCAGATAAAAGCAGTTGATAATGATCTATTAAAGGATGCTCACCCCAGTATGCCAATCAGTAAACCTGATAGGCAAAGCAGGGTGACTTTCGGTGGCTCACAAAAGACTGAATAAGTTTTTTTACAAGCCATTGTTAGTTACATTTATTAACTTTACTTTTAAGGAGTAAAACAATGGCAAATCAAAACGGTAATTTTGGATTTCGTCCAGTGCTAATGATGGGTTCCGCTTATAACGGACAAGGTCAACAACAAATGACTATCGCTAGCAACGAGACAAACTCCATCTTTATGGGAGATCCCGTTGTGCTGAATGCAAACGGATCAATCTCAAGAGGATCATCTGCCGGTGCTGAGCTTGTTGGTATTTTCAATGGTTGTTTCTACACAGACCCAACAACACAAAAACCAACATTTCAAAACCATTACCCGGGTGCGATTGTAGCTGACGACATAGTTGCAAACGTTATCAGTGACCCAAATGTAATATTTGAAGTCAAAGTAGATGATACTAATGGTGGTAGAGCACAAGTTGGTTCTACAGCTAATATTGCAACATACAGCGCAGGGAATACCAAATCAGGTATTTCAAACGTAGCACTAGACGGCGATACATTCGCAACTAGTAATGCATCAAACTTCGCTGTGTATGACTTATCAACAGACCCAGATAACAGTGACTATACTGCTGCTAACGCTAACATTCTCGTTAGAATTAATAAGCATCAGTACACTGATACAACAGGCGTATAGGAGGTTAAACTATGGCTATATCTAGAAGTCAACTCGTTAAAGAGTTAGAGCCAGGTCTAAACGCTCTGTTTGGCTTGGAGTACAGTAGGTACGAAAACGAACACGCTGAAATTTTCGATGAAGAAACTTCAGATCGTGCATTCGAAGAAGAGGTAATGTTAGCTGGATTCGGTTCCGCACCAACAAAAGCAGAAGGTGCTGGTGTATCATTTGATACAGCAACCGAAGCGTTTACAGCTCGTTATACACATGAAACAATTGCATTAGCTTTCGCAATCACAGAAGAAGCTATCGAAGATAACCTTTACGATAGACTCGCTGCTAGATACACAAGAGCTCTTGCAAGATCAATGGCAAACACAAAACAAGTAAAAGCTATTGATGTTTTAAACAACGCTTTTGCAGCTGCAGGTGCCGCAGGAACTAATCCTGGTGGTGATGGTGTGTCACTTATTAATACAGAGCACCCATTAGCACAAGGTGGAACTCTATCCAACAGACTTGCAACTGACGCTGATCTTAATGAAACTTCATTAGAGCAATCATTAATTGACATCGCTGCATTCGTAGACGAGCGTGGATTAAAGATCGCTGCTCAAGGTAGAAAACTAATTATTCCAAAAGAATTACAGTTTACTGCTGACAGACTAATGGCTTCTGCATTAAGAACAGGCACAGCTGATAATGACATTAACGCAATTAAGAATATGGGTATGATCCCTGAGGGTTATGTAGTTAACCATTTCTTAAGTGACGTTAACGCATTCTTTATCAAAACTGACGTGCCGAACGGTTTCAAAATGTTTAACCGTTCACCAATCAGAACATCTATGGAAGGTGACTTTGATACAGGTAACGTAAGATACAAAGCTAGAGAGAGATACTCATTTGGTTTCTCCGACCCTAGATGTGTCTTCGGTACATCAGGTGCATAATACTATAATTAATACTGAAGGGCGTATGTCTTTGACTGCGCCCTTTTTTTATGCAATATTAAAACTCTAGCATTTTACAGTTATGCACACTGAGCTAGCAGACGGTATAGAGACTGCATAACGAATGGTCTATACAACCAAGGAGGTTTATTATGGCTACACACTTTAAAGGACCGATATTATTTTCAAAGCAACGTCCAGCTCTAGAAAATTTAAATATCGCAAGATGGAATGATCAATTTATTCAGTTTGATGATTATGATCATGGGGCGATTGACGAAACACTTAGATGGGTAATCGTCAAAGATTCGGGCGCTTCTGTTGCTATCGTGGCAGACGCAAGATCAGGGGAAGTAAATCTTACTTCAACAGCAACAACAGAAAATGATGGAGCTTCTCTTCAAGGACATGAAGAGTATTTTTCTTTACCTTCAACAGCAGGTAATAAATTATACTATGAAACAAGAATTAAAACTTCTGACGTTGATCAGATGGATATTCTTGTTGGCTTAACAGAAACATTTGCAACTAACCCAGAGGCAGCATTATTATCCTCTAACATTATTGGATTTTTGCTAGTAGATGGAAGTGCAGTTATTTCTGGTGTCACTGAAGCAAGTGATTCACAAACTATAACAACTTTAAATACAGACTTATCAACTCTAACAAATGATACTTATGTAACTTTGGGTTTTGTTGCAACAAAAGGAAATAGTGATGGTAACGATACAGTTGAATTTTTTATTAATAGAAAATCAGCAGGGACAACTACTTCAACTATTCCAACAGCAAACATGAAGATGATGGTAATGAGTCTATCCGGTGACGCTACAGGAACTAAAGTAACAACTTTAGATTACATGATGGCTGCTCAGGATAGAGATGTAACATACGCTGACGGACCTGCGTAAGGAGTAAACAATGATTAACTATAGATCGGCCAAAGTTACTGCAACAGGTAATGTAGGAACAGGACCTGCAAGACTGATAGCTGTTCATGCTATATGTGGTGGATCTGCTGGTAGTATTGTTTTAAAAGACGGAAGCGGAGGGTCAACTTTGTTAGACCTCGATACTCCAGGTTCAGCTACAGCGGTGATTGAAACTTACATAGGTGATAGTGGTATTAGATTTCAAGATAGAATACATGCCACATTAACTAACGTAACTTCATTGACCTGCATATTTGCATAATGGCAGACAAACAGCCACCAAGAACTAAAAAATATTTCCGCCCCACTAAAAAAGGGGCGGGAATGACTAAGGCAGGTGTTGCTAAATATAGACGTGACAACCCTGGCTCTAAATTAAAAACAGCTGTTACAGGTAAAGTAAAACCTGGTTCTAAGGCAGCAAAAAGAAGAAAATCGTTTTGTGCTAGAAGTGCAGGACAGATGAAAAAATTTCCTAAGGCCGCTAAAGATCCTAATTCAAGATTAAGGCAGGCTAGAAAAAGATGGAGGTGTTAGATGTTTAAAGGTTATTTTTATTTATTCTGTGCGTTTATGACAATAATCTTTATGTATTTGTCAATGCAAACTTCATCAGCTGAGACCAATACCGTGTCCAGCACGGTAGTTAACAATACGCCACCAACAGCAAACGCACCATCTATAATCAATTCTAATAGCGATATATGTAAGGTTGGTGTTGGAGCAAGTGTGCAAAATAATATTGTAGGATTAGCGACAGGTGTGGTCATAGATGATGAGTTGTGTCAAAAATTAAAGTTATCTAGAAGTTTATATGGTTTCGGTATGAAAGTAGCTGCCGTATCTGTATTGTGTCAAGACCCTAGAGTCTGGGACGCGATGACAGACGCGGGGACCCCGTGCCCTGCACGTGGAGCCATTGGCCTAGAGGCGGAGAAATACTGGACAGACAATCCCGATCAAATTCCTGAGGGTAGTAAATACAAACCTGAATATGTACAAGCTAGTAAACCTATTAAAGAAGGAGTAAGCGATGCAGGACATATTACGCTTTATAAGACTTTGTTCCTTATTACTACTGGTCTCCTCCTATTCTAAAGCTTCTTGTTTAGTTGATGAAGCAGGGCTTTGCACTCCCGGTGTAACAGTCACAGAAGAAACACAAGTAGATATTACCGAACAAGACTTAGGCACTGAGATTGTTACGACTACAACTACAACTGTCACAACAACTACAGAAACCATTACAAATCAAAACTCTGACAATATATTAGATGGCTCTAACGGATATGTAAATTCATCAAAAGAAGGTGATATGGATATTGATTGGGGTGGTCAAGGACCTGCAAGTATGCCTACAGGCAATGCATGTTACGGTTTAGGTTCCGATAAGTGTGCACAAATTACAGGCAGTGGTAATAGCACGTCAACAATGGGTGTTGATGGCATGGGCACCACATTTATTCAGACTGTTGATATTTCAGATTTAAATATACAAAAAGGTGGAGAGGTGAAATATTCCATCGAGGTAGATAAACAAGATGCTCAGGATAGAATATACATGCACATCACAGGTCTTAACGGATCAAACCAAGTCTTTTCTGGAACTGATATCTTGTCTGAAACTGGAGTTGCTTCCGGATATCAATCATATAATGGGTCTTTCGATTTCGCTGGTGTTTTAAATAGACTAACTATTGAAATAGGTGGTAGAGACATAAACTTGGCGGTTGGCCCAGTCTTTGATGATGTGAGTGTAGATGTATTTTACAATGTTATAAATACAGTTATTACTCAACATATAACCACTTTAGAAGAAATATATTATCTGAATCTTTTTGACACTGTAGAGTTAGAGTTTGTAGAAGAGGTCTTTGAGTTCAATGATATTATTGTTGAAGATGGTTTTGTAGATTTTGTGCCTATTGAACCAGAAATGGAAGAAGTATCTTACGAGACTGTTGAGTTAGAAATACAGTTTGAAATGGATTTTGATATTGACTTTGCACCCCCACCTTCTATGGAATATGCACCAATGCCAGAACTTGTTGCAGTAGAAATGCCCGTTAATGTAGAAACAGTAACCTTAGAGATTGAAATGGAAATGGAGTTAGATTTACCTCCTTTGCCTGATGACATGCCTCCACCTCCTGACATGATAGCCTCTGCAGAGGATATGCCTCCACCCATGGAAGATATGCCTCCTCCGCCTGATATGGAAGAAACACCACAACCTATGGAGTCAGAATCAGAACCAATAGAAATTGAAACAGAAGAAGCCCCTCCTCCCATGGAAGAAACAAAAGAAGAGGTCCCTGTAGAAGAGACGGAGCCTGAAGCTGCAGAAGAAGAAACTAACGAAAAACCTCAAGAAGAATCACAGGAACCAGAACCAAAAGAACAGCCAGAACCACAAAAAGAAAAAGATCAAGAAGAAGAGCAAGAACCAGAGAAACCATCAAAGCCTAAGGTATCAGAGAAAGAAAAAGCTGCTACAAAAATTGTAAAAAAGATTGATGATAAAGCTAGATATGATGATGCTGCACAAATGAAAACACTTATAGTCATGCAGATATTAGGTAACACTAAAACATTCTTTGACACTCAGTCTATTATTGTTGATACAAACGTAAATGAATATTTAAACAAGACAATAGAAGATGAGTATGGTATTTTGTTTAATATGGCACAAGATCAAACAATGAATGACATGGTAAACTCACAATGGCAGAAGTAAATGTAGGTGGTATCTCCTTCAAAGGAGGCAAGATATTCGGAGTTCTTATTGCATTATCTACAGCCGTAGGTGCATTATATGGTGGCTTTGAGGTTTACAAAAGATATCTCGATATGGAAGAGAAGATAAATGAATTTGTTGCACCTGATTTAAGTGGTTTTGATAAAAAAATAGAATTATCAAAAGCAGAAATGGATAAAAGATTAGAATTAATTGAACAAGAGTTGGACATGATTAAAACTGAAATGTCCATGATTTTGGAAGAAGTAAGTCTAGTAGCTTCAACTGCAAAAGAATTAAAAGATGATTTAAAAGCAGATTTAAGACAAATGGACGGTGATATTAGACATATTACAGAAATTGTTAATGATGTTGAAGATAGACAAAAAGAAGATAATAGAGAACTTTTAGATGAGATGAAACTTCTTGAAGAAAGTCTTGACTTAAAGATAAATAAGGCT